CGGCACCCCCGAAATAGGGCCGTTTTGAGCCGGTTTGTTGGCTCTAAGTCATTGATTATTGAAGAATCGGTCGCCCTTACAAGGCGAATGTCGGCGGTTCGATCCCGTCTGCGCGCACCAGCAATTACAGGGCTTTTCGCGTTGTGCGCCGTTTCGGGGTGTGCGCCCTTTGTGCCACCTTTTCGGCCGCCGAGGCCGCATTCGAGGGCGCAAGGTGAGCGTACCGAAGGACCATGCGATAGCTTTTCCAGCCCCCCAGTACCATGAGCTCGGGCAGCGTCACGCCGTTCTGGACGGCCCAGGAGGCGCCCGTGTGGCGCAGGGTATGCCAGTTCGCTCCCTTGATCCCAGCCCGCGCCATAGCCTTCCTGAAGGCCGCGGTGTTGAAGTCGTCGACCGGCTGGCCCTCGTACTGGAAGACACGCTCGCCGGTCGGATTGAGGGTCTTGGCCAGGCGCAGCACCTTCACCGCCTCCGTCGACAGCGGGAAGCCATGTGTGCGACCGGCCTTCATCTGGGCTCCGGGTATCCAGGCGATCCGGTTGCGCAGGTCCACGCGATCCCAGGTCAGTCGACTCTGCGAGCGCATCCGGAGGAGTGTGAGTACGGCGAAGCGCGCGGCCACTTTCAGATGCGGAGGCAGCTCCCGCACCAGCGCATCGAACTCCGCGTGCGTCAACCAGCGCGGCTCGGTCTCCTGCTCGCCATACATCGGCACGGTCGGTGCTTGAGTCAGGTAACGCCACTTCCATGCCTTGCGCAATACGGAGCGCACTGTGGTCATGAGCCGGTCGACGGTTGCATGAGTCCAACCTTCCGCCAGTCCGTCCTTGCGCAGCTCCTCGAGCGCATCCGGGTCCGCCACCGCGCTGACGGCGTGCGTGCCGATCCGCGGCGCCAGCCACTTCAGGAATTCCCGATCGCGCTTGCGCGCGCGTTTGGAGTCGGTCAGCCATCGCTCTGCGACCTCGGTCCACGGAATGGCACCACGGTCTCCGAGCTTGTCCCGGCGCCAGAGTCGGTCTTTGAGGGTTTCCTCGAACTCTCGCGCCTTTGCTTTATCCGCTGTTCCCGTGCTCTGGCGAGTTCGGCGGCCAATGCGGACCCACCAGAAAGGGCTCCCGGGGCGTTTGTAGAGCGGCATCGTTCACTCAGCCATTGATCGAAATCGGTCTCCAGGACCACCCAGGCGCGCCCGACCTTGGTTCCGGGGGCTTCGCCCGCCTTCATGAGCTTGCGCATCGTATCCGGATGGCACTTCGCGCGCTCAGCGGCTTGGTGCACGTCGAGGGTGCTCACAGTATCTCTCCACCAGAATGTCCCGCGCCTTCGGGCTGTACCGCAGTCTCAGCCACCACTTGGCGATCTGCAGGTGCCATTCGTCGAGGAAGTACTTTCGTAGCTGGGAGATCATCCGGTAACTCCAGCATGTGTTGGCACTTGAGCCAGAGATCTAACTCGGTGCCGTGAATTTTGTTGAATGCTTTGCGGCCGTCCGCGATCGATGTGAAGATCCCGCCCACTCCGCGAATCCGATGATGGCTGCGGCAGAGCGGAAGGGTATATAGATGCCCGAGGCGCTTGTTGCCTCGCACAATGTGGTGCACTTCGACGTGATAGTTTGGCACGCCCGTGCGCAGCAGGCAGCAAATGCAGCCTATCTCCGCCTTCATCCGGTTGATGCGGCGCGCTTCCTCGGCAGTCGCACGGACGTAGTTGCGGCTCATCATGCGGCTTTCTCCTCGCGCTCGCGATGCATGAGGTAGTTCGGGTCCGGATCAGGAATGAAGAGGTTCAGCTTCTGCGCGGCAAAGCGCTTCGCGAATTCGATGAACTCCTCGAACTCCATTGTCTTGAGCACCGACCGCTCCCCGTTCTCATCCGTGGTGGTCGTGCGGATCGGAACGGATTCAACACCGTCTTTATTGCGAGGCGTCCTCGGGACCTTCTTGTCCCTCCAGCCCCAACGGGCACCGCACAGCCACTCGTGGGCGTCTTCTGGATCGACACCCCAGGCTTGCGAGATGCGCTCCAATACCACGCCATGGTAGTAGTTGTTCTGAGAGATGGACCGTTCGCTCTTGGCTTCCGCGATTGACACGCGCCAAGCCTTACCCTCGGGGAGCCCCTCAAGCGCGTGCACTACCCGCTCGATGTCCAGGCATCGCTGTTTCGCCCCGGGCGGCACGCGCTTGAGGATGATCGAATTCATGGCGGAATGGGGATCGGCATCCAATGTGTGAACTCTGAATCGGGCAGCGCGCAGGACCAACAATGGTCCGCATCGTCCCACCAAACCTCGGTCATGCGACCGCCGGCCCGATGCCAAAGATCGACGGGCGTGCCATCTCGCGGCGCGGTCTCGATGATTTGCCAGTCGCTCATCGCTTGGGTCCGTCGAAGATCTTCTTCATGACGGACTTGGAGATAATGCCGTCCTTCGCCAGTTTGTCGCTGATCGCCATCCACAGCTCGGGGAAGGGATTCAGATACTCGGCGTGGTACTCGCGCATTTTCTCGGCCATGAGCTGCTCGTCGGAGCCATACTCATTGAGGAGGTCGGTGATCTCACTGACACGCTTGTCACGCAGCGTCGTGTCGACATTGGATAGATCGCCCCGAGGATCGACGCGAGCGGCCTTGCGGGCAAGCATGTCCATGATCACCGGGAAGTTGAATGCCGGCATGATCTCCAGGTTTTTGACACGCCAGAACTCCAGGAACTGCTCCTTGTTCGTGCCCGCCTCCCGCATCTTGGCCTCGATCGTCGCGATCTGGTCCTTGCTCAGGGTAGGCCCATTGCCGTCATTGTCGTCGCCGATGACGATGTTGAACACGAGGCGTGTGATGATCCTTTGCCCGTAGGTCATCGAGGAACTGAACCCCTGAATGGCCGTTTTGTTTGGATTCCCTTTCAGACCCACCATGTCGGTAGCCAGATCCGCTTGACGCATTTCCGAGTGGCCGCCGCGATGTGAGACCTTGCAGGTTTGCCGGTAACATCCCTCTATCGGGCAATCGGCCGTTCCGAATGACAAGGAGAATCCGTGTCGCGTGTAAATAGGTCGCGCAATCCGATCGACTTCTTCCAGCGCGGCATAGTATGAGTTGGTCTGGTCATTCTTGAAGGTCGCCTTGATGACTGGCATCTCTGCCTGACACGCCGACATGGCTGCATTAAAATCAGCTTCGGCAGTGCGGGCGAAGATGCGCTCCTGCATCGCCAGCAGCCGCTCCATCTTGTCGATGTCGATGTTGGGATCGCGGGCAGCACGTTCGATGACTGCCACTAGTGCAGTGGAGTCCGTGGCTGGCGCGATCTCCTTGTGGTCGCTCACCTTGCTCAAATCAATCACACTGCTCATCGTTCCTCCAACCCACCCGCCGGCCCTAAAATGCCGGGATTTCCGCATGGACCCTATTGCAAGGGGCCGGCGGGCAGGAAACTGTTATAACTCCAGTAACTTCCAGGGTCTGTTTTGAATTGAGCGATCTTCACAGCGAGGCTCCATGAGGCAGCCGTGCGCGACGCTGGGCACTGACCTCAATGTCATGTTGGACCCGAAGCCAAAAGGTGAACTCCTCGTCATCCTCCTTGGTGATGCCCAGTGCGACGCCCTGATCCCGCCAGTAGCGGGCGAGGGCGTTGGCGTTCTCGTTCGCCCAGGCGCCGAAGTTGCCGAGGCTCGCGTTGTCAAACACAGGGCGCTCGATCGCGCGGATCAGGATCTGTTGGGGGACGGCGTTCACGTCGGCTCCTTGTTGTTTGATTCGATGATGTGTTCGATCTGTCGAAGCTCCTCGCGCAGGGCATCGCGCTCCAGCGTCACGGCGGTGAGGTCATCGCGGAGCTGCTTGATCTCGGCGCCTCGCGCGGCAGCCAGCATCTGGTAATGCAGCAGCACGTCACTCATGGGATCCGCCTGTAGAGCGAGACGATGGTGAGGATGCTGCCGACTGCCCCAGCAGCAATGCAGAGCAGGGCCAGCTCGATCGGGGAGCAGGTCATTTCGGGAACCTCCGGTGGAGCTCAATGAGAGAGGCGTCCGCGAAGTCAGCACACAGATGTGCCGCAGAGATCGGGGTGAGCTGTTGTCCGTCGTGGGCCAGGAGGATCGGCCAGACGGCAGCGTTGTATACGGCCTGCCAGAACCGTTCATCCTCGGTTGGGCGTTCCTTCAGGTCCCGTTCAGTTTTCTTGGTTGCCATGGACCAAGAGTATCGTATCCGATACCTTGAGTCAACTAACGGATACCATTGGAGGTGAAAATGTGATGAACTTCACGGCCAAGACGAATGGCGCGGGCGCCAAATGTCTCTAGGCGGCTACAGGCGCCAGAATTGGGAAGGGGGTCAGGCGGACATGAAATCGATACGCGCCGTAGCGCTCGGCAAGATTATCTTCGTGGATTTCCGGCCGCTATACCGAGGGCTATTCGCGCGAGAACGGTGGTTTGCGTTCCGGCGTCGCGGGATGCCGGCGCATCCCTGGCGGCTTACGATCTTCGCCCCAGATAAGCAGATCATGGGGCATGTCCAGAATAATGGAGAGCGCATACACTACGTCCGCCTCGGGCAGGCGAGTGTCCCCTGCCTCCCACTTCTGAACGGCGGCCTTGCCAAGCGGGGTCGCTCGCGCCAGTAGGGTGGCTACGCGCCGCCCCAACTCTTCCTGACTCCAGCCCCGGAGTTTGCGCGCGGTCCTGATACGACTTCCGAATGTTTCCATACGGACACTATAAGTATCCGTAGGTAGCGTATGCTTGCCTTGTCGGTATCGGATACGATACTCTTCAAAGATGCAAGCCGAAGTAGTCATAAGGTGGTTCAACGGTAATCAGTCAGCGGTTGCTCGGGCGCTGGGTGTCGGCAAAGCAGCCGTGTCCAAGTGGAAAAAGACAAACCGGGTGCCACCCCTCCACGCAGCCCGCCTCGAGAAGCTGACCGGTGGCGCGCTGACTTTCAACCCTGACGACTATACGACCCGGAAGGGGAGTTGACCTTTGAGCCTCCCCCTGAAGGACTGCCGTACCGCCATACCCGAAGCCACCGACGTTTGGTTGGAAATCGAGGCGCGCGCCACCGGCAAGGACAAGGCTGCCGTTGCGCGGGACGCACTCAACGAATGGGCGAAGGGTAAAGCTCATGCCTTCAAGGTCGCACACCGGCTTTTGCAGGCGAACGGAGCCCAGACGGATTGGCTCGGCGAGGACTCCGTAGAAGCCGCGATCCCGGCGGCACATGCCGGCGCCGGCCGGCAGGGAGGCCGCCGATGAGTGTCCCTCGCTTACTGGCTAGCCTTGGGGAACTCCGAATACCCCGCCGCCTTGGCCTTCTCCATGCAGTCATGGTGCGATGCCATAGCGACGGGGGCGCCGATCAGGCCGAACCCCCAGGCGTCGCAGTGGACTTGTTGCCCTGCAGCGTTGGTGAGCGCGGTCTTCTCACTCACGCAGCCCGTGACCAACATCACACTCAACATAGCGAAAATAGCGGTTTTCATAGATCGCGGTCTCCCTGTTGTTCGAGTTATCGGCTGATCACCGCCGAGCTTAACCCCCCTTTGACCATTCGCTGTGCCGTATGTGCGCAACCGCGCATTGCTCGCAGCATAACGCGTGCCGCGGCGCACCTAGAGGTCTAGCCATGTATCCGGGCGAACAACAAATCAGTGTCTATGGCAACGCGGCCAATCAACAGGCGCAGCAACCTCGCGAGACAACGCGACTGGAAGAACTGCTGCAGGGATTACAGATCCTGCGTGACAGAACGCAGGGTGCTCTCAATCGCGCTTCGCAGCTGGGGGACCGGCTGTTAGGTCCCGAGCCTTCATCGACCGCCAAGCCATCGGCAGGCATTGCGGGCACGGGCGAGCCTCCCATGGTCCATCGGCTCAAGCTGACGGCCGAGGACATTAACCAACTAGTCGAAGCCCTCCATCACAACCTGAACCGCCTGGAGCGGCTCTAATGCGCTCCCATCCGCTTCGCATCCCGCGGTTGCGCCCGCGCCTGACCGTAGGCCACGTGCGCTGCCTGATGCTGTTGGGTGTGATCGCGTTTTGGGTCGTGGTCGCGAGGCTCGTGCTGTCTTGAGCGGTTGGATCAAAGTCGAGAAGGATCTGTTGACCGATCCTCGGTTCGTGGCCGCAGCGATGGAGCTGGAGGAGCGTTATGCGAACAGTAACGTTACGGCGTTACCGGCCACAACGTTACTCATTGGCGGCGTAACGCGGCTCTGGATGATTGCAGACACTCACATCGGTGAGGACGACATTCTTGCCCTCAACACTCACCAGATAGACAAGCTCATCGGGATCGACGGATTCTGCGAGATCCTGCCAGACGACTGGCTTCAGATCCTCGACGGCGACAGGGTAAAACTTCCGAACTATCATGCACATAATGGTAGCACGGCCAAAGCACGATCCGGTAACGCGTTACGCCAACAAAGATTCCGTGACAAACACAAACATTCAGCCGTTACGTCACGTAACGCCGTAACGTTACCAGACCTAGACAAGACAAGACTAAGACAAGACTCAGAGAAGAATAAACCCACGGCCGCGACGCGGCCCGCACGTAACGCAATCGACCCCGAGTTCTCGCGATTCAAGTTGGCGTACCCTCCGAGAGCCGGCTCACAGCCCTGGCCGCGCGCCTTCAGGGCGATTGGCGCCAGGATCGCGGAAGGGCATTCGTGGGAGGAGATCATCGCAGGCGCCCAGCGCTATGCCGCGTTCGTCGTGGCCACTGGAAAACTCAACACGGAGTTCACCATGCAGGCCGCGAAGTTCGTCGGTCCTGACAAGCATTTCCTCGAGCCCTGGACGCTGCCGGCAACCAAGGCCGACACGCGGCTTAGCGGCAATCTGTCGGCCGCCGAGGAATTCATGCGCCGCACGGGTGCCGCATGACACCAGCGGATCGCAAGGACTTCCTTGAAGTCATCATCGGATTCGCGGAGCTGAAGGGAAAGCAACTCTCGGCGCCGGCGCTGGAGTTGTATTGGCGTTCCATGCAAGCCTGGTCTCTGGATGATTTTCGCAAGGCCGCGGAGCATCTGATTCGCACGTGCGAATTCATGCCGATGCCGAAGGATTTCGAGGACCTGCGCAAAGCAGGTCGTGCAACTTCGGGCGAGGCGTGGGCAGCGGTGTTGAAATTTGCCCGCACGTCATACTCGCCAAACTTTCCGGTCGATCCGCGATATCTGCGCGGTCCTCTGGCTGATCCGTTGGTACAAAGAGCTGTGAATGCGGTTGGAGGTTGGAATGCAATCGCGATGTCAAACAGCGAATCAACACACTTTCTCGAGCGTCGGTTTGCCGAGCATTTCGAGTCGATGTCAGATTCGGTTGATATCAGGGAAGCCGTTCCAGAGATCGCATATTCAGGCACTCGCAGTCTTCAGGGGCCGCAATCCGCGCGCAGCCTACTGGCCAAAGTCGGAGATAGTCAGCCATGAAATGGCTCCCCGTTGACGGCTCCGTCCAATACGGCGTCGGTGCTGGTGGCCGTCGCTACAGCGTGGTGGAGGCGAACAGCAAGGACTTCGTGGCGTACGAGCTGGGTGCGACGACGGGGATTGACCTTGGCACGAAGCCGAGTGCTGAGGAGGCGCGCGAGGTTTGTGAGGATCGGGAGCGCTACCTCGAGTCTTTGCGGAGACGCGCGTGAGAAAACACGACATCGATTTGTACATGGACTGGTGCCGAGCCTGTGGGCGCCCGTTCATCGAGATCGTCAACGAGGATCTGCGCGAGTGTGACGGCGACCCGCTCAAGATTCATCCGCGATTTTTCGAGGCTCAAGAGCGCGCACGGCAGATATTCGATCCGATCACCGACAGTGTCATCGACGCTCTGCCATTGCCGGGAGAGCGCACGTGATCCGCATCGAAATTCCCCGCGTCGCGCCGAGCCTGAATTCCCAGATCGGCCAGCATTGGCGCCATCGCAAGCGCACTGCAGACCTCTGGCAGAACGAGGTCTATTACGCCCTGCACCAGGCCGGTTTGACACCCGCTGAGCCCTTCCCGAAAGCCCGTGTGGCGATCCGCCGTGAGGGTAAGCGCGAGTTGGACCAGGACAACCTCACCGGCAGCGCCAAGCCCATCCTGGATGCCCTGCGCTATGCCCATGTGCTGGTGGACGACTCCCCGGCGCATGTCGAGCTCGTCGTGACTCAACTGGCCCGCTCCAAGGGCCCTGTTCGAACTGTGATTGAGGTCACCGCTCTTGAAAACTAAAGCCCCATGGCCGCGCAGGTTTTGGGATCAGGTGAGCCGCGCTCCAGACGACGGATGTTGGGAGTGGATGGGGGCTCGAATGAAATTTGGACATGGCTCCGTGAAATTGCCAGGGAGAAAATCGAATTCCATCGCCAGTCGTGTTTCCTGGGAGATGGCATTTGGCCCAATCCCACCGGGGTTATGCGTGTGTCACAAATGTGATCACCCTGCCTGTGTGCGTCCCGACCATCTCTTTCTTGGAACGAAGGCTGATAACAATCGCGACAGGCACATGAAGGGACGCACGAAGATAAGCGAGGAGGGGAGAAATCGGGCTTATGCCAATAAGCGAGCCCGAACCCACTGCGCAAAAGGTCATGAGCTGTCTGGTGAGAATCTTCGAATTGTTTCCGATGGCACGCGCCTATGTGTAACTTGTGCCCGCGCGAAGCAGCGCCGGCATTACCAACGCCTCGTCGATGCTCGAAAAATTGTTCAACCGCTTGTGTGAAAGGAGAATGATGATGTCGACCGTATTTACCCCGTTCACGAAGTCCATCAGCTGGACCGATTCCACGACCGACGCCAACGGCAATCCATTGCCGATCGGTGAGACCCTTGCCGACACCGTGATTGGTGTTCGCGCTGACGGCGATGCCGCCCATGGCATTGGCAACTACCAGTACATGGCGATCATCGCCGCGCCCGCAGCGTCCGTGACGCCTGCCGCTCTGAATGCCGCGATTGGTGCCGCCAACGGTCAGAGCAATTTCGCATTGGCACCGGGCAATTACTGGCTGAATGGTCAGCAAACCGACACGTTGGATGGCGCGTCCGCTACCAGCTCATGGGGAGCCACGGAGACGCCTTTCTCGGTACCCGTGCCGATCGTGCAGCCCAGCAATCCAACGGGTTTTATTGTCGCCTGATCTGCTGGTTGCCCAGTTGGCTCAGGCGATATTGCAACTCATGTAAACGGTGCGGGTGCCCGTGACCCGCTGGAGTCTGTCATGACCGTCCCGAAGAAACGCGTGAAGGGCCAGCACAAGAACCGCCGTGACCATCCCTGGAAGCGCAAGCGTCCCCGTGACAGCGCACCGCGCCTGATTTAGGGTCGATCGCAAGGAGATGAACCGTGGGCATGTATTCGTACGCACAGCGCAAATCGATGCCGAAGAAGGACTTCGCCCTTCCCGGTAAGAAGACCTCCGACAACCCCGCCGGGAAGGGCGCGTATCCCATTAGTGACAAGGCTCACGCCCGCAATGCGCTGTCTCGCGTCGCTCAGAATGGCTCGCCAGCTGAGAAGCAGGAAGGCCGCGCCAAGGTGAAAGCGAAGTATCCGGGCATTGGGAAGAAATCTTGATTTCCTGATACTGGATTCAAAGGAAATCAAAGTGGCGCGAGGTGGTAAACGACCGGGCGCTGGCCGAAAGAAGGGCAGCAGGTCTCCCGAGACGAAGCGACGACAGGAGGTCGCGATGAAAGCGCTACAGGAGGGCACCACTCCGTTGGAAGTCATACTGGAGGCGATGCGAGAGGCGTATCACGAAGGCGGAGCGGTCGCGGCTGTTCCATTTGCCAAAGAAGCGGCCCCGTACGTGCATCCGAAGCTTTCTGCAGTCGACGCCAAAGTAGATGGTGTCATTGGTCAGTATGAAGCCCAGCCTATCCCTGTCGAGGAACGAGCCTCTGATTCCCTGGCGAGCCCAGCCGGGTCCGCAGCTAACGGCCATTCAACACGACCTAGTTGACGAGCTGCTCTACGGCGGGGCGGTATTCGGGGGCAAGAGCGACTTTCTACTCGGTGACTTCGCGCAAGATGTGCCGCGGCCGTACGGCAAGTACTGGCATGGCATCCTGTTCCGCAAGAGCTACAAGCAGCTAGAGGATCTGATCAACCGCTCCAAGGAGATCTATCCCCGCTGGTTTCCAGGCTGTCGCTGGACCGGCAGCAGCAAGGAGATCGAGAAAGCATGGATCTGGCCTAACGGCGCGACGCTGAAGATGCGTCACATGGACTCTGACAACGACTGGGAGGAGTACTGGGGCCACGCCTATACCTGGATCGGCTGGGACGAGCTCGCCCTGTGGGCCAATCCCACGGCCTACAAGATGCTCAAGGCTCGTCTGCGTAGCGCTCAGGCGGATATTCCCAACAAGCGCATCCGTGCCTCGGCAAATCCGGGCGGGGCAGGGCATCACTGGGTGCGGGCCTATTTCAAGATCGACGAGTATCCGTTTGGCAGCCACGTCTTTGAAGCGGATGACGGCTCCGGCATGAAGCGCGTTTTCATCCGTGCTCGGCTGCGGGATAACCGGATTGGTGTGGCGAACGACCCCACCTATGAGCGCCGCATGGAAGGTATCGGCTCGCCGCAGCTGGTACGCGCATTGAAGGAGGGCGACTGGTCGATCATTGCCGGCGCCTACTTCCCGGAGTTCAACCTGGACCGCCATGTCGTCCAGCCGTTCGAGATTCCGAGCTACTGGGCGCGGATCCGGGGAATGGACTGGGGTTCCGCGAAGCCCTTCTGTGTGCTGTGGGCTGCGGTGTCAGACGGCAGTATCCCCGAAGTGCCGCGGGGTTGGCTCGTGATCTACCGCGAATGGTACGGCTGGAATGGAGAGCCGAACATCGGCTGTAAGATGCCAGCCGAGAAAATCGGGCTTGGTGTGAAGGATCTGGAGAAGGACGAGAAGATCGCGGACGCGGTGCTGGATCCTTCGGCTTTCGACAACAGCGGAGGACCTAGCTATGCCGAGCGCCTTGATTTAGGGTTTCGCAGAGCGGACAACGCTCGCACGGCGCGAAACGGTCACATGGGTGGTTGGGATCAGGTGAGGGCGCGGTTGGATGGCAGCGAGACGCCAGGTATGGTCATTTTCTCAACCTGTACCCATCTCATCCGCACATTGCCTGCGCTCCAACATGACAAGCACCGTCCCGAGGATGTGGATACTGAAGGCGAGGATCACGCGCCGGATACGCTCAGGTACATCTGCATGAGCCGCCCAGTAGTGCGCAACAGACCTGCTGACCAGCCGCGGCGCTTCGAGACCGACCTCACCATCAACGAGTTGCTCAAGCGCGCCCGCGAGCGGCGCCTGTCGGAGAGCTGAGATGCAAAACTGGCAAGGTGGCACCTATTCGAGCTTCGCCGCCGTCACCCCTTCCGACGCGACGCCTATTAACTGCCGCGCGATCTACATTGGCGGCGCTGGCAATGTCACGGTGACTCCAAAGGTCGGGGGCACCGCCGTAGTGTTCACCGCTCCTCCGGTCGGCTCAATTCTGCCCATCGAGCTGAATGAGGGATTGATCAACGCCACAGGGACTACGGCCACTCTTATGGTCGCCATGGCCTGATGGCCGCGAACGCGAAAGACGTTGCGTCGCAGGTCGAGAAGACCAATGCGCGCAAATGGAAGAAAGAGCTGTCGCTCGCCACCAAGCGCGAGAAGGACTGGCTCGCCAACGCCGAGAAGATCGTCAAGCGGTATCGGGGAGAGGAGAAGAAGCGCAACCGGTACAACGTGCTGTGGGCCACTACCGAGACGTTGCGACCGGCAATCTATAACTCCAAGCCCAATCCTGATGTGCGCCGCCGGTTCCGGGACAGCGACCCTGTCGGCAAGGCTGTTGGGGAAGTACTCGAGCGCTCTCTCTTCGTGCTGTTCGATGCGGATGAGCCGGACGCCTCGATCAAGAATGATCTGCTGGACTCCTTGCTGAGCGGTCGCGGAGTCTCCCGCATCCGCTACGTGCCCAAGCTCGCCGAGGCTGGCCAGACGATGCCAGCCGAGGCCGATGAGGATGACAGCGACGATGAGGCTGGTCCCGGCCCGAGCGAGCCGCACGAGGACGCCGAAGGCTCCTATGAGCAGGTCGAGGACGAGCAGGTCACGATCGAGCACGTGGATTTCCGAGACTACCGCGAAGGTTACGGACGCACTTGGGAGGAGGTCCCCTGGGTATCGTTCCGCCACAAGCTGACACGCAAGGACGCGGAAGAGAAATTTGGCGCCGAGGCCATTACGGGAGTGGAGTTTGCGGTTCCCACCGCTCATGAAGGCGATCGGCACGAGGATGTTGGGGAAACGGCGAAGGTCGCGGAGTTCTGGGAGTTCTGGGACAAACTCGGGCAGAAGGTTTTCTTCACCCAGGAGAATCTCGAGACGCTGTTGTACCCCGTCGACAATCCCGATGGTGAGCCGCCGTTGAATTTCGAAGGGTTCTTCCCATGCCCCGAGCCGCTGGCGATGGTGGAGAACACCGGCTCGCGGATGCCGATCAGCCCTTTCACGCTGTACGAGAATCAGGCGAACGAGCTCGACAAGATCTCGGTTCGCATCGATCGGATCGTCAACATCTGCCGCTTGCGCGGCATGTACGACTCGAAGCTGGTGGAGATGGGCGACCTCTTCACCGGCGACGACAACGAGATGACGCCAGTCCAGAACGCTCAGGCGTGGGGCGACGGTGGGTTGGACAAGGCCCTGGCCTGGATGCCGGTGGAGAAGGTCCAGGCGGTTTTGGTGGCGCTCTATGACGCGCGGGAGAGGCAGAAAGCCATCATCGATGAGCTGACGGGCGTCTCCGATATTGTCCGCGGCGCCACGGATCCCAACGAGACCGCGCAGGCGCAAAGCCTCAAGGCCAACTACCACTCGATCCGCCTCTCGCGCATGCAGAAGGAAGTGCAGCGCTACGTGAAGCAGATCATGCGCCTGGCGAGTCAGGTCATGAGCAGCCGGTTCTCGCAAGAGACCTTCGCGGCGATGACGGATCTGAAGTTCCCCACCGCTCAGCAGAAAGCGCTGATGCAACAGCAGATGCAGATGGCGCAGTCCCAGGGCCAGCCACCAGCGCCCAACCTGATGGCAGCGCTCCAGGTGCCAACGTGGGAAGACATTCTCACGCTGCTGCATTCGCCCGCCTTGCGGCAGTTCCGCGTGGACGTGGAGACCGATTCCACCATCGCTCAGACGCTCGATTCCGACATGGCGGGGCTGTCGAATCTGCTGAAGGCTATCTCCCAGGTGATTACCGAGATGGCGCCGCTGGTGCAGGCGCAGGCGCTTCCGGTGGATGCGGCGAAAGAGATCGTTATGGCCGTGATCCGTCGGGCGCGCCTCGGGAATGCGGTCGAGGACGCCTTTGACAAGATGCAGGCGCCGAAGCCGCCGCCAGATCCGAAGGCTGCGGAGTCCCAAGGACGCCTGCAGGAGATCCATGCCAAGGGCCAGACGGACATCGAGGTCGCGAAGATCAAGGCGCAACTCGACGGGCAGGTTGCTCAGATGCAACAGCATGCCCAGGCCCAACAGAATGCGCAGGAGCAGGCCATGGAGGCCCAGCGAACGGCTCACAAAGAAGCCTTCGAGACCATGCAGGCGAAGTTGGATGCCGCCGTCAAGATCATCGTGGCCACCATCTCGGCTTCCAAACAAGCCGATCCCGCGATTCAACCCACCGCTGATACCACGGCCATTGCAGGCATCCGTCAATGAGTCGAGTTCGTTTGCGCCGACGCTACAACCCAATCACCCGAGAGATGGAGGATGTCCCACTCGATGCGCCAGCGCGCGCCGAAGCACCCGAGATCTGGGATGACCTGCCCGGCTACACCTCACCGGTCACCGGTTTGTGGGTGGAGGGTCGGCGTCAGCGCCGTGAAGATCTGCGCCGTACCAACTCCCGTCCGTACGAGGGTCGAGAGCAAGAGCAGAAAGAAGCCGCCAAGGCCGCTGCCGAGAAGGAGCGCCGGTTGGATCAACTGGCCGAGAAAATGGCCCATCGCGCGTGGGAGCAAGCCCCCGAGCGCATCCGCAAAGTATTCCGAGGAAAATAGGACAACCCTATGCTGGCTGACAAAGACATCGATGAGACCATGGCGGCTGACTGGGCTGCAATCCGCGAGAAACACACGGTCGAGATTGAGGAGCCACCTCTCGAGCCAGTCGAGGAGCACGAGGTTGCGCCGGAACCCGAAACCGCGCAAGAACCCGTCAAAGGCGCCGAGCCAGCGCGCGATAAAGACGGCAAGTTCGTCAAGCAGCCGAAGGAAATTGCCAGATCCCGCGAACCGAAAACGCCGTCGACGGAGGCAAGCTCTGCGGATGCCGCGGCAACGCCCGCAGAGGGCGGGTCTGGTGCGTCGCCAAATCCATCTCCGTCCTCGGCGCCGAACCTGGAGCGCGCGCCCTCCAGTTGGAAACCTGCTGCCCGCGCCGAATACGACAAGCTCCCCAAAGACTCGCTCCTGAGAGCGGAGATCCACCGCCGTGAGCAGGATTTCAGCAACGGCCACAATGCGCTGCTCCCTGATGCCCAGCTCGGCAAGGGTCTGCGCCAGGTTATCGAGCCGTATCGGATGCTCATCGAGGCGGAGGGTGGGACGCCGGAGCGCGCCGTAGCCTCCTTACTGCGCACGGCCGCCATTTTCCGGGTAGGCACCGCGGAACAGAAGCTTCAGGCTGTCGCAGGGATTGCCCAGCAATACGGCATTGACTTGCACGTCTTCGGGCAGCCTCAAGGTCAACAGGGACAACAGCCCCAGCCGACTCAGCACCAATTCCGTGATCCGCGCGTGGATCAGTTGCTCGCGCAGAACCAGCGCGCCGAGGCCGAGCGCCAGCAGCGCACGCAGGCGGAAATGGAATCCACCGTCAATCGCTGGATGAACGAGGTAGACGCGCAGGGCAATCCCACGCGACCGTATATCAGCGATGTCATCGGTGAGATGTCGGCGTTGATTCCGCAGATCAAGGAGGCCAATCCCAACTTGACAAATGCTCAGGCATTAGAAGAGGCTTACAACCGTGCGATCTGGGCTCACCCCGAGATTCGCACACTCTTGCAGCAGCAGGCTGCGAGCGCCGCCGAAGCAGAGCGCCGGACTGTCAACCAGGACCGGGTACGTGATGCCAGACGAGCCGCTTCCGTGAATGTCCCGCGCAGGGCGTCGACTCCCTCTCCCGGAAAGCCCGGGAAGATGGAAGACACCATCGCAGACACCGCACGCGAACTGGGTCTTCTCACGTAACCGCCCTCCGGTTGAGGGCAGGAGTCCGCCATGCCCTCTGGCATTTCCTCGATTTTCCAGGCGTGGACCGAGCTTGCGGCCACGACCTATCGCAAGCATGAGACCGAAGTCGCCGATAACGTCAGCAAGCACAATGCGCTGTTCCGCAAGCTGACCGTCAAAGGGCGCGTCCGTCGCGAAGACGGCGGTCTGTCGATCGTCTGCCCGCTGGAATACGCCACCAACTCCACCTACCAGCGTTACTCGGGCTTTGATGCCCTGAATATCAACGCGGTGGACGTGCTGACGGCGGCCGAATTCCCCTGGCGTCAGGTGGCTGTGAACGTTGCGGCCTCCGGTCTCGAGCTGCGCACCAACATGGGTGAGAGCCGGATCATCAACTTCACCAAGGCGAAGATCCGCAACGCCATGAACTCATTCAAGAACGGAATGAGCGGCGATATCTACTCCGATGGCACGGCGGCCAACCAGATCAACGGCCTTCAGGCCCTGATCGCGGACACCGGCACCGGCACGGTCGGACAGATCAACTCGTCCACCTTCCCGTTCTGGCAGAACCTCGTGCAGTCCGCCGCAGCGCCATTGCAGGGCGGCTCGGCCCTCACATTGGGCCCGAGCACGATCGAGTCACTGATGTTGGCGCTGTACATCAAGCTGACCCGTGGCACTGATCAGCCCGACATGATCGTCTTCTCCGACGATCTTTACACGTACTTCGAGCAGAGCCAGACCTCACTCAAGCGGTACACCGACGATGCGCGCGGTGACCCGGAGAACGATGCGACGGCCGGCTTCGTGACCATGAAGTACAAGAACGCGACCGTGTTCTTCGACTCTTCGGGCGGCATTCCCGCCGTCCACGGCTACTTCGTCAATACGGATTATCTGGAGCTCGTGGTTCACCGCGATGCCGACATGACCGTAATGGAGGAGTTGAAGAGCGTGAACCAGGACGCGGTCGTCATCCCCGTGTTGTGGATGGGCAATCTCGTGTCCTCGGCGCGCTTTCTGCAAGGTGTCCTCAAGTCCTAACGTGACTACCCCGGTGAAAACCGGGATGTCTGGAGAATTCGAATGCGTTACGGTCCTCTGTTCCCCTACGCGGGCGCCCGACCGCTGCAGGAATACTTCCTCGGCGCCAACGATGTCGGTAACCCTGACTTCGGCGCCGGCTACAACGGCCCCGGCTCGGTCCCGCCCTTCATGCCGCCGGGTTGCATCGTCCCAGGCTACGACAACTACTGGGGTGGGGTGGAATTCCAGTACTGCTACTTCAATTCCACGGTTCCTCCCTGGACGCCAGTCACGATCAAGCCGTCTGTCTCACTGGTCACCGGACGCTTTGTGTTTGTCGCCTCCGCGGTGGCGAATACGGCCAACCAGTCCCGCCCGTTGGGAGTGTCGATCGCATCTCAGGCCGCGGGCCAGTACGGCTGGGTCGCGGTCTCCGGTCTGGTGCCTGTGCTGTCAGGCGCGTCCGTCGCCACGGATACTCCACTGGGCATCACGGCGGCGGGCCAGTTAGGCGCCTCAAGCGCCGGCAAGGAAATCGAGAACCTGATCGGGGTTCTGCCGGCCACCACCACAGTCACCAAGAACGTCCTCGTCACTGCCAACTCTCCGGTGGTGCTGGTCACCGGCAACAACACCATTGATGGTCTCTTCATCGGTGTGGCGGTGTCGGGCACCGGTATTCCGGCGAACGCCGTGGTGCAGACGATCGATCCGGATGGCCGGCGCTTCACCATGTCGACAGGCCCCGGTGTGGCTGGCGCGGCATTGAATGCCACGGCCACCGGCGGCATCACGCTGACCGGCACGTACAACGACGGCACGAACTTCTACAACGTCGTGCAAATCAATCGTCCCTTCTGCCAGGGGAGGATCACCTGATGGGCCTTTCAGCTCGCATGGTGGCCGCGGGATTTTCCGCCATTCAGGCGCAGGCCTCTCAAGGGCTCGCAGCCAACAACCTGACGGGAGCGGGGAGCACGCAGGCGACCGCGTTGCCGCTGCCGGCGGATATCTGCAAGTTCACGACGGTCGCCGCGGGAACGGGAGCGATCATTCCGGCCGCCAATCCTGCGGATTCCGGTACGGTCTATAACGGCGGCGCCAACGCACTGCTGTTGTATCCCCCCGTGGGCGGAAAGATCAACGGCCTCGGGACCAACGCTGGCTACTCCATCGCCGCGGCGACACCGTACTGCGATTGGTACTGCGTCGATCCTCTCACCTACATCGCGAGTCAATCCGCATGATCGGCATCATGGACAAGCGCCCGCCCTACGTGCAATTCGAGGAGCGGGAAATGGGGATCAACGAGGAGGCGACCAAGATCGCCGGTCGCCCCATCCCCAAGGTGGTCACGCTGGCCTGTATCACGCCAGCGGGATCAAAGGATCGCTTTGAGAAGGTGGCGGAGGAGTGGCTACGCCAGATCCACGATCAGGCGATGCGCCAACAGTACCCGTTGGAGTGGGCCAAGTACTTCCAGGCCGCCTATGACGAATGGAAGAAGGGGAACGAGCTGCCACGCGAAGGCACGCCCGTGCGTACGTGGAGCGCGCTCACCAAGGAGCAGGCCGTACGTCTGCAAGCGCTCGGCATCACAACGGTGGAGGATCTCGCACAGCATCCGGACAGCGGGCTTGGCATGATCGGCCCGGACGCGCGATACATGCGTGATCTCGCCCGCAACTGGATCGCGGAAGCTAAGGACAAGGGCATTAACGCCCGGGCGCTGGCGGACTCAAACCTGAAGATTGAGGAACAGGCGCGGCAGATCGCGGCCTTGACGGAATCCGTGACCCTGCTGAAGGCGGAGTTGGCCGCGCAGGTCGCGACACCGCGGCGCGGTCGTCCGCCGAAGTCGATCATGGAGGAGAGCGATTCTTGACACTGCTGACCGTGGTTCAGTCGGCCTCGATTCGTGTGCTGGCTGTGAAACCCACGGTCGCAGCGTCCTCGGCTGATCCCAAGACCCTCCAGTTTGTCGAGGCCGCGAATGAGGAGGGTCAGGAGCTGGCCTCCCGACATACCTGGCAAGCGCTTCGCAAGGAAGCAACGTTCACAACCTCCGGTCTCACCGGAGGGATACTGTCTTTCGGAACTCTTACCGGCGGAACGGGCTACGCCAGCGGGTTCTCGAACACCTATAACCTCGTGCCGTTGACAGGCGGTACCGGATCAGGGGCCTTGGCCACCGTCGCCATTGTCTCGGGCGTTGTCACCAGCGTGACGATCAGCCAGGACAATCCCGGATCGGGTTATGTGGCGGGCGATACGCTCTCCGCGGCGAATTCCAACCTGGGCGGCACGGGATCGGGATTCACGATCCGGATAGGGTCGGTTGGCATCGTCGGTCAGCAGAGTCAGGGCACGATCCAAAGCATCTGCGGGCCGGATTTCAATTTCATTGTGAACGAGACCATGTGGAATCGCACGCAGCGGCGCCCGGTCTTTGGTCCGAAGTCTCCGGCTGAGTGGCAGCAGCTCAAAGCCCAGTTCATGCAGGGGCCCTGGATCCAGTACATCCTGCGGGGCAACCAACTTCTGATGTTGCCATCGCCGTCCCCCGGCTTTCAGATCTATTTCGAGTGGATTAGTAAGTACTGGTGTACCAGTGCGGGAGGCGCAGGGCAGTCCTCGTTCCAGGCTGATACCGATGTGGGTGTACTGGATGAGCGGTTGCTCACCCTCGGGTGTATCTGGCGCTTCAAGCAGATGAACAAGCTGGATTACGCCGAGGCGCAGGATACCTACGAGGCCGCAGTGCAGGATGCGATCGGGCGCGATGGCTCGAAGCCCCGGCTCAATCTGGCCGGCGCCCAGAGCGATATCTATCCCGGCGTCGTGGTTCCTGCGGGGAGCTGGCCGCTCTCCGGCAATCCCAACGGCTGATCCATGTTAGGGGTGACGCGCAAGAAACGCCCCGACCGCTCGCAGGCGGCGGAGCCGAAATCAGTTCCCGCTCCAGTCGGAGGCGTGAACGCCCGTGATGCGCTAGCCAACATGCCCGCCACGGATGCGATCATCATGGACAACTGGTTCTGCCTGCCCTCCTATGTGGCGGTCAGAAACGGCTGTATCTCGTGGGGGACAGGACTCCCCGCGGCCGTTGAGACTGTCATGGCGTATAACGCCTTGGTTGGCGCCAGCAACAAGGTGTTTGCCGTCAGCCAGGGCAAGATCTACGACGTCACCGCTCAAGGGGCCGTGGGCGCAGCCCTGGTGACGGGCCTTTCGAGTTCGCGCCTTCAGCACGCGATGTTCAATTCTGGCAGTGGCAACATTCTCATCTGGGTGGATGGAGTGGATGCGCCGCAGTGGTACAACGGCACGACGTGGGCCGCAACCACGATCTCAGGCACCAATCCGATTACCAGCGGAGCGCTCGTCCCGGCGAATCTCATCACGGTCACGGTGCATCAGCAGCGCTGCTGGTACATCGAAAACAACACCATGAATGTCTGGTACTCGACGAGTCAGGCTTTCCAGGGTGTGCTGACCATGTTCCCGCTAGGCCAGCTGTTTACCCGTGGTGGCTTTCTGATGCAGATGGCCTCATGGACGATCGATAACGTGGAAGGCATCAACGCCTATGCCGCGTTCATCACTTCGGAAGGTGAGGTGGCGATCTACCAGGGCTACGATCCCTCCCAACTGGCTACGTGGTCGCTCGTGGGCGTCTTCAAGATCGGACGCCCCATTGGTCGGCGGTGCATCACGAAATTCGGCTCCGACGTACTGTGCATCACCGCCGATGGCCTGACACCCCTGTCGAAGGCCATGCTGACCGATCGCACCCAGCCAGAAACCAACCTCACGTACAAGATCCTCAACAACATCAACAGTGATGTCCAGACCTACGGCGGGAATTTCGGCTGGCAGGTTCTAGAGCATCCGATCGGCAACAAGTTGATCCTGAATGTTCCGGAACAGACCAACACCACCATGCACCAGTGGGTCAAGAACACGGTGCGCCAGGATGATGGGGGATGGAGTCGCTTCCGCAACTGGAATGCCAACTGCTGGGAAGTGCAGCAGGATACGCTCTACTTCGGTGGTCTCAATACGGTGTACGTAGCCGATACTGGGACCTCGGATGCTGGTGTCCCGATCACAGTCGACTGCCTGCCGGCCTATTCCTACTTCGACATTCTGGGTCAGCTCAAAGTCTTCGAGTTCGCGCGCCCGATCTTTCAGGCCAGCGCGAATGTCCAACCGATCATCACGCTCAACGTCGACTACACCAACAACGCGCCAACCTCGATCCCTTTGCTAGTGGGAGCTTCCTCTCTTTGGGATGTGTCTCCCTGGGACACCACCCCGTGGGGAGATCAAGCGCCGTCCATTACGGTGAAGAACTGGCAAGGCGTTGCAGGAGAAGGTTATGCCGCATCCGGCCGGATCTCCATGCAGATCTCAGGCGTCATCTGCCAGTGGTATTCCACCGATTACGTCTTTCAGATCGGCGGCCCCTTCTAGGCTCATTTTCAACGAGCCGGAGCGGGTCGCGAGGTGGGCGCAAGAGCGCATGCCGAGCTTCGTCGGCTGGAATGGCTATTACCAGGCGATCGGACGGGAGCGGGCCGGGCAGATCGTCGGGGCGGTGATCTATACGAATGCCTCACCGCGCAATGTGGTGACCTCTATCGTGCTCGAGGAGCCCATGACGCGCCGGTTCCTTTACGCCGTCTTCTGGTACCCGTTCGAGCAATTGAAGGTGGCACGGCTGACCGCGACCGTCGAGGAATGGAACGCGAAATCGCTGTTGTTTTGCAAACACGTGGGATTTAGGGTCGAAGGGCGGATGGTCGAAGCCGCATCTGATGGTGGCGATGTAATCGTGATGGGACTGCTCAAGAGGAACTGCCGGTTTCTGAAGAGGCCACCGTAATGGCCCTGAGATTCCGTGGGCTCGATCAGCCGTGCGAGTGGGTTTACCGGAAGGATTCCGGATCCGCGCCCCAGCCGGTTGACCCCTATCAGCAGGCCGCCGCGCAATACGGTCTTTCCACGGGGACGGCGGAATTCAATGCCGCCCTGAACCGGCCCAACACGGTCAACCCGCTCGGATCGACTACCTGGAATGTCACGGGTTACTCGGGAGAGCCTTCAAGCACGCCTTCCGACTACGGCACGGTGAATCCCGGTGGGACGCCCCAGATCGGCCTGGGTGGCTCAGGCGTGCCGATGACGACCGGCTCGGTGGAGCAGAACCCGAATCCGCTCTCCGCTGCCGGCTTGATCGGCGGCGCAGGAGCGCCGGGAGTAATGTATCCCAATGCGGGCGCCTATTCCCTGGGCGGTGGCACGTCGTACGGCTCCGGCGCACCGCTTTACACCGAGACTACGCAGCTCGCCCCGCAGTTCCAAAGCCTGCTCCAGAAGGGCATCAACACCAACGGGATTCCGGAGCTTTCTGGCGAGAACCTCACGCCCTTGACCAATGAGACCGCCAATGCGGTCTTCAATCAACAGATGGGGTATCTCGCGCCCGAAGAAGCCTTGCAGAGCGAGGGGCTCAACTCTCAACTCTCGGCCGAAGGACTGATGCCCGGCTCCGCGGGCTGGAATAATGAGCAGGCCCGGTTGGGTCGGCAACAGACTTTCGAGAATACCCAGGCCGCCAGTGGTGCGGTCACAGCGGGAGAGCAGGAACTCAACAACCTGTATGGCCTGGGATCGATGTCGCTTCAGGATCAGATTGCCCAGCAGCAGGCCCCGATTAATGAGTTCAACGCGCTGAACGGCTCTCCGGGCGCGACCGCGACCGCCACGACGCCAGACATCTCAGGGGCTTTCGGGCAGCAGTACCAAGGCCAATTGGCCGGCTACAACGCCGGTGTCGCCACCAACAATGCGAATGCCCAGGCTGGCGCGAGTCTCGCGTCGATGCTGGCCCTATTCGCCTTAGCGTGAGGATTGACGATGAGCGCCAGCCAACAGGCCATGCAACAACTGCTGACACAGAAGCTCATGCAGCAGAGTCCTCAAAGCTACGGAGGAGGGGCAGCGGGACCACAGATGCAGGCCCAATCCTCGCCTATGCAGGCCGCGAGCCAACTGGCGCAGCAGGTCATGCTGATGCGGGCGTTGCGCCAGCAGCCCCAAGGTCAGCCTCCGCAGGCTAATCCGCTGCAGCCCAACATGATGGGCGGCGTCAACGGGCTGCCTCAGCAGATGAATCAGCAGCCCATTCCGGGAGGCAGCAATGCCTGACGCGGGCCTGCCGGCCCCCTACCTGGATCCGAGTCAATACCCGGATTATCTGGCTGCACAGCGCAAGAGCGCGGTCGCCGCCATGTTGATGAATTCTTTGCAGTCGAGCAATCAGACGCCCTCCGACTGGGACTCCATGAAGGTCGTGCCGAAGCGTGGCCTTCTGCAGAACGTCGCGCCGCTGGTCACCGCGTTGATGGCCAACAAGGCCACAAAGGACGCACAGCAGGCGCAGGCGCAGTATTTCTCGGGCCTCTACAGTGGTGGCCAACCGCCGGCCTCTCCTGCGAGCGCCCAGTCATCTCCGCCTTCTCTGGCGCCGCCTCCGGCCGATCCTAACGAGCAGTCCGTTCAACCGCTGATTGCGCGCAACGGACAGTCTTTCTCGCAGGCGGTCGGAGGCGCGCCTCCGCAACAGCAGCCCCCCACAACCGGTGGAGGTATGGTCCTTCCTGGTATGCAGCGCGGCCAGGCGCAGGCATTGCTGTCTATGATGGGACCGGAAAAGTACGGCGAGCTGCTGGCCTCGCAGTATAAGCCCGCTGAAATCGAGATCCAGATGCGTGCTGCGGGTATTGATCCCAGCTCGCAGCTGGGGCGGCAGATCGCACAGGCTTCACTCGCGAAGGCGAACTACATCGCCCCGATCGATGCGCGCCCGGGTGGAACACTGGTCGACCCAAACACGCGTCAGCCGATCTTCACCGCGCCGCAAAATGGCGTGCAGACCACTTGGGGACCTAATGGTCCACAGGCAGCCCCGGTCCCCGGAGCTCAAGAAGCGGCAGCCCGCCAAGAAGCGCTGAATACTGGCGCCAAGGTCGCCAACACTCCGCTGACAGTACCGACGCAGGGCGGTGGATCCACGGTCGGCTATCCGGGAACTCTAATCGGGGCTCCCCCGGCATTGGGGCCTACGGCACCTCCACAGACACAGAATGTTCCACGCACAGCGCCTGCGAAAACCGGAGGAACTCAAGGACAATCAACGGGTTCGACCACATCTCCAGGTGCTCCACAGAATCCGTGGAACACCATGCCGAAGCTCCAGATCTCCGGCGCCGTGGGCGCGCCGAATGCTTTCGTGGAAGGGCGTTTGAAAGCGGCCGGCGCCAAGGATGCCGAGCTGGCCAGCCAATATGGCAAGGAAGCAGATCTTGCGGATCAGAAGCTCCAATACAACGCTGAGGCTCGTAAAGTGCTGGGCACGGCCGAGGTGGGGCCGTCCTCCGAATGGCTCACCGAGAATCGCGCCAAGCTGCTGGAATGGGGAGTCCCGGCTTCACTGATTCCAGGAAGCGGGTCCATCACGCCAACGATGGAACTCAACAAGCAACTGAAACAATCCGCCCTCCAAGGGGCGCGATCAGTTTTCGGCTCGCGCATGACCCAGATGGAGGTACGGTTGCAGCATGAAGAGTTGTCGCCCTCCACCTCCATGACGGCGGATGCGATCAACAGTCTCATGCAGCAGGACGACATCAAGCAGCAGTACGCGAAGCAGCGGGCCGAGGATTACGGCAAATACGTCCAACAAGGCGGCGACCCGCTGCGGTTCGAGTCCTGGTATTCCAAGAATTTCCCGCTCACGCAGTTCGCGCAGCAGAAAGTCCAGACGGGGCCGGCGGTGACTCAGCGCACGGCCGCGCCTCCCGCGGCAATTGCCTATCTGCAGCAGCACCCTGAATTCAAGAGCCAATTCCAACAGAAGTATGGCTACCTCCCCTAATCCGTTTGATCAGTTCAATGCGCCCGCGGTAGTGACGAGTCAGCCGGGCGTTACCGCGCCGAACCCGTTCGATCAGTTCGACAAGCCCGCTCAACCTGTGACTGCGGCGGATCGCGTGCAGGCCGGCGAGTCAGGGGTGCTCCGCGGCTCAGCGTACCTCGCAACATCGCTTCCGGATGCGGTGGCCAACGCAGTGAATCTGGGCCGCGCCGCAGTGGGGGCCGGTTATGGGCTGACCCATACCGATCAGACCGAACTGCCCGGCAAAACGCCGGGCGGTCTCTATCACTTCATCGATCCCCAGGGGAACGAGACTTATTCCAAGAATGCCCCCCCCGCCGGCTCCAAGCCGGTCACGCAGACGCATACGAACATTCCATCCGCGTTGGACGTGAATGCTCAACCTTCCCCCGTGGGTGGGTGGCTGACGAGCCAGATGGATCGCTCGCCCGTGACCACTACGCAGCTCAACCGGCCCGACGATCCCGCCAGCCGGTACATCTCCGCGGGCGCCAGTGTCATCCCAGGGGTGGCGTCGGGATCTGGAGGCTCCATCCCCTCATTGATCCGCGGGACAACTCAAGCAGCTCCCGGAGCGGTCGCCGGGCAGTATGTTGCCGACAAGCGTCCTTTCCAAAGCGATGCCGCCAATAACGCCGCCTCCATCGGCGCCCAACTACTGGTCACGGCTTTGATGCCGCGTGGGCGCGGCGCGCCCCTGCCGGAGAACCAGATCAAGAATGATGCGGTGACCGCGGGCCAGCAGGCGGGGTATGAATTCCCACCGGCGACTACCAATCCCAGTCCCGGCAATCGAATCCTGGAGACGGTCGCAGGCAAGGCAGCCACCCAACAGCACGCCTCAGTGAATAACCAGGGCGTGACGAACGACCTGATGCGCGAGGATGTGGGATTGCCGAAAGCAGGAGGAGGGGCTATCACAGAGGCGGAGATTGCTCAGGCCAAAACTCAGGCCGCCCCCGGCTATAACAACATCCGTAATGCCGGAACGATCACTCCTCCGCCGAGTTTCACCGCGGATCTGGATTCGGCGCTTTCCAAGAATGCGGGCGCGTCCCGCCTCTCGGCGCGGCTAGGTGATCCCCAACTCGAGAACATCGTAGAGGACCTGAAGGGCGCCAAAAGCTTCGACGCCAGTGATGCGATCGACGCGATTGGAATGCTACGCGACAAAGCCTCATCCGCCTATCGCGCTGGAGATTCGAATGTAGGGGCGGCCTATCGGGGCGTTTCCAAGGTCATTGAGGACGCGATCGACCATTCCCTGACTCAACAGGGTGGCTCAGCGGCTGACATGCTGGGGAGTTACCGCGCCTCCCGTCAGACCTTCGCCAAGATCAATACGCTGGAGGATGCGCGGAATTCTTCTACGGGCAACGTGGTAGCTGGAAAGCTCGTTGCCGCGTTGAACAAAGACGCTCCGTTGACCGGAAACCAGCGGCTGGTCGCTCAGGCCGCAGGACAGGCGCCGCGTGCGTTCGCCGAACCGACGAACAGTGCAGGGGTGAGTCATCTCGGCTTGTGGGGTTCCCTGGGGGCTGCTGCGCTCGCGGCGCATGAGTATCTTCCAGAGCATTGGGGCGTGGCGGGGGCTGCGGGAGCAGCTGCGGTGCCGGCAGCACGGTATCTGGCCCGCAGTCTCGCGCTGGGTCGGCCGGGCCAGTCTAACGCCCTACCACGCGTTTCTGTGCCGCTTTCGCCAGGCGCCGTTGTCGGCGCTTATACAGGGTTGCCGCGTCAGGCGAGCGCAACACCATGACCCATAGCCCACCGATCAAAAGACAGGCCAGGGGTGGCCACACCATCCACAAGAATCCGCTGACGACAGCAGCCACGACTGCGCCCGCAGCGACAATCAACAGAATCACGTGAGTTGACATAAATGGGCGCATTCGACGGCAATGGCAACTTCGTCCGATCCTACAGCTGGGTCCAGGACAAGACAAACGGCATCCCGATCACCTCCAGCCGGATGGACACGGAAGATAACGGGTTCGCCGGTGGCTTGACGCTGGCGGTCACCCGTGATGGTCAAGGCAAGATGGCCACGCACTTCCAGCCTTCAGCCGACAATACTTACGACCTCGGTCAGAACGCGCTGCGCTGGCGCAATCTCTTTTTGGCCGGCAATGCGACTATCGTCGGGAATGTCGCGGTCACTGGGACTCTCAGCGGAATCTCGGTTCCCCAGTTCTTGCAGAAGACTACCGCCCAGACGGTGACCAATTCAGCCACCCCGGTCATCGACACCGCCATACAGAGCTCGACTTTCGGGCCGCCGGCCACCTTTCAATTCGAGGCGTTGTTGCTGGCTGGAAATAGCAGCCCCGGCGGGTTGCAGGTCGGTCTGAACCTGAACAACCCGAATCCGACCCACTCCAGTTGGATCGCACACGGACGAGCCAATGGAGCCGCTTATGTGCTCGCGCAGCAGCAGGTGTCCTTGGGCGGCTCTCCGAGCGGTGTTGTATTGAGCAGCGCCCAAGCGGTGGGGGATTGGCACCGGATTGAAGGGTACTTCGCAACCGGCTCAGGAACGGCTGGCATTTTAGCTTTGTACTGGGCACAGGCGGTTGCCAATGCAACGGGCACCACCTTGGCCGCTGGCAGCTATATGAAACTGACTCAGATCAACCAGTCCTTCTTCTAAATGGCTACTGTACGGGATGAGATTGATTCGATCATGCACCGGCGCTGCTCAGCGCTGCCGGACTCGGATCTCTTTTCCACGATCACCTCATTCAAACTGACCGCCGCCGAGATCGCAGCGGGGGTGACGCCGGTCAACTATGTGTATGCGCCGGGGGATGTCAGGCGGTATGGAGCAGATCCCACCGGAAGCGCTGATAGTGGTCCTGCGATTCAGATAGCATGGAAGTGCAACGGCACGATTCAGATCCCCGCCGGCACTTACGCGATCAAGACACAGCAGATCTTCAACGGCGCCAACATCGAGATATTCGGTGCCGGCATCAGCATGACGACGCTGATCTTCAGCGCTGCCGGCCAGTTTATATTTGGCGATTCCACCAACACCACGCGCAATTTCTATCTGCAGTTCGAGAAGCTGACGATCAATGGCAATAACCGTGGCCAGGCGACCACCGCGATCAAAGTCTATTCCTTCAGTGAGTTTCACTTCCGTCAGGTCTACTTCATTGAGATCCAAGGTCCCGCGATCTACGCGGAGATAACCCAGGATGGCTCAGTCATCGACTGCCAGTTCATCTATTGCGGCGATAATGCAGCCTTGGGAGGAGGGCATGCCAACTGGGCTCCCCTGCACCTGCCCTATCTCTCGGTGAACGAAAACAACCACTGGAACATTATCGCATGCCACTTCGAGGCGAACTACTTCTCTGACATTTATGCGCAGGGAAAGAATGTCGAGTGCGATCACTTCATCACAAAGTGTAAATTCGGCGTCCCGTCCTACACGATTGTCTCGGATGCGGATATCAACCAGTACCATATCCAGTGCGTGACCGTGACTGCGATCTCCATCGTGGACAACTGGTTCATCAACGGCGGCATGGTATACCTGGCCAACAGCACCGTGTATCACATCATGTGCAACCACGGTCGCAACATGAGCCAAGGCATATGGGACGATGGAGGTGGCGGGGCGGCAGCCAATATCAGCAGCAACCAGATCTTCGGTAACAATTCTGCGACTGCCATCACAGGCTCGCTACATGCCAACCACTGGGGCGTGCGGATCGGCGGCATCAATTCGGAAGTGGGACCGGCCAATGATATCTCGGGCTTCAACGTCAACTATCAGGTCTGGGCCGGAGCGACCAACATCGCAGTGATCTTCCCAGTCAGCGGCGGCACTCCCGCCACCAGTGCGGCCGGAACCCTCGTTGATGCGGGTACCGCAACCCGACTGCAACAATTGGATCAGCCTTCGGTTGCCCTGCCGTTGCTCAACAGTTGGGCCATTGGCTCATTCGCGCCCCCGGCTTACAGCCGCTCCGGCAACCAGGTAGTTCTCAAGGGCATGGTGCATGGCGGCACGATCACCGGTGGAACTGCGATCGGGACATTGCCAGTTGGCTTCAGACCTACGGATAGCACACGCTTTTTCGCCTGTTACACGGATAACGGCACTACTAGTGCAGTGGGATTCCTCCAGGTCTCGACTGCCGGCAGTGTGCTCATCGGGACTGTGCCAGCAGGGACCACCAATATCTCACTCGATGGCATCGAGTTTTCGGTGATCTGATGGCTACCAGTAATTATAAAACCAGCCATTACGTTGGCTATCACGTTTCCAGCGCAGCAGATACGCAGCCCAGTAGCGACGTATTCGCACGAGCCAATGCCGTTTATCCATGGGCAGACTCCTTTGAGGGGCGAATCCTAGCATGACACCTGAGATGATTCCCGTCCTGAGTCTCCTGGCCGCAGTAATTGGCGGCGTCTTTGGCGCCTACGTCGGCGTCAAGGTCAACATCGTGAAACTGGAGACCAAGATGGAGATGGTGGAAGAGCGCCTGGAAGGTGTCCATAAGCGCTCCCATCGCCACAACAACGATCTGCTGATCCACGATATGGAGATCCAGAGCGTGTTCGAGAAGCTCGAGATGGACCGCGTGCGCCGGCAGCAGGTGCTGGAATGACGGCTATCGACTACGTATTGCCGCGGCTCCGGACAGAGGAGGGGTTCCGGGCCCGTCCCTACCGCGACACCGAAGGCCATCTGACCATTGGGTATGGCTGGAACATCGAGGCCGGCATCACGCCCCGCAGCGCCGCGGCCCTCCTGCAATCCCAGCTGGAGGAGTTGCACGAGACCCTCTCAGGCTACGCCTGGTACGCAGGGCTCGATCCGGTGCGCCAGGGGGTATGTCTGGACATCGCCTTCAACGACGGCCTGCACGGCCTCCTAGGCTTCCATAACATGATCGCAGCCCTCACCCGCAAGGACTGGCTCACCGCGCAGTCCGAGTGCCACGTCGAGAATCCCGAGCTCAAAGAGCGCTACGACGCCCTCGCCAAGATCCTTCTCACAGGTGCAGTATGAACTTCGGTCAAACCGCCAAATCCGTTCTCGCTACCGTTGCCCCGCTGATTGGGACCGCGCTCGGCGGCCCTTTCGGCGGCCTCGCGGGCTCGCTGCTCTCTAAAGCCCTCGGCACAAGCGACCCCAAGGCGATGGAGGCGGCGATCACCTCGACCGATCCGGATATCCTGCTGAAGCTGAAACAGGCCGATAGCGACTTCCAGACGCAGATGAAGGCCCTGGACATCAGCGAGGAGAAGCTCACCTTCGACGATAGAGCCAACGCCCGCGCGCTGGAGATCGCGACACACGACTCCACCCCGCGCTATCTGGCCTATCTGATCACGCTGGGGTTCTTCGGCACGCTCGCGTACCTGATCATCTACGGCAAGCCCCAGACTGGAGGGGACGTCATGCTCGTCATGGTGGGCGCCCTCGGATCAGCGTGGACGGGGATCGTGAGCTACTACTACGGCAGCTCTGCCGGCTCGGCCGCCAAGACCGACGCGATCAACAAAGTCATCGCAGCAAAGTGAGGTTCCCGTGAGCGCATTTGATGACCTGAAGAAGAAAGGCGAGGCCACCTACGCCGCTGACAAGGTGGCTACGGAGTCGTGGGTGAAAGCCCATCGCACAACGATCTTTATCGCCGTGATCTCGGCGGTGATCGGCTTCATCCTCGCCAAGGCGTTCTAACTGCCGATGAGTTA